TGGTGACGTTTTTCATTATCCTGTCCAAGTCGGGATAGAACAGCCACCTGTCGTTATCCTTCAACTCGTTACGTACAATATACAACGCCTGGTTGTACAGGTTGTTCGTAACACGACAGATAGCGCAAAGCCTGTCGGAATGGTTGATGTCAAATTTATAAACTAATTGCATATTAGCCAGTATTATGTTTTGCCAGTAAAAAGGAGAACAGGGAAGCCGTACTGACTTCAGCTTGTCGGAAGGTAGCTACTCCGTTCCTATCCCTGTATGGTACAAATGTAATACTATATAACGATATTAGAAAACATTATGTGTTAAATTTTTGTAATGGTGTCTATTTATTCCTTAATACCTAACATATATGCCAACAATTGTCACTAAAATACATTGTAATCCAATAAGTATCCGTTCCTGTTTCTATCTCTTTTGGTAACAGTTCTAGGATGTCAAGCAAAGTAAATGCAGGAATACAATGTTCTTTTCTGAACGGTTCCTTGAAAGTTCTCCACTCTCGTAAAGATAATTGTGGTTGTTTGCCTTCCTCATAAGGATATAACATCCAAGTCATTGATGCGTTATCTGTATTCACTCCAAGTTCTTCCAGGTGTTTCATTTTTTCAATCGACAGCACATTCTCCATAATTTCCATCAGTTAATATATTTTTGGTTTTATTTGATACGCTTGCAGTAATATATCTGTTCGTGGTTCTTATATCAGAATGACCAGCCATAGATTTTAGCTCTGCTTCTGGTATTCCCATATTAGCCCATCTGGTAATAGCTGTTCTACGTCCTGTATGTGTTTTGATGAACTGGTACTTCGGCCCTTTCATAAGTACATTTGCCCGTCTTACAAATACCTGCTTGTTTATACCTGCTCTACATCCAAGAGTTGGTAGAACTTCGTTCATTGTTGTCTTTAACGAAGATTCTATGTTGTATTTATCAAACGATCTAACCTCTTTTATCATTTCTATAATCTTGAAAGGTACGGGAACCTCAACGTTCTTACCTGTCTTTTTTGATATATACGAAATAACATTTCCTTCCATCATAGAATCTTTCAATCTGAAAATATCGGAATATCTCATGGCAGTATAGCATTGAATCAGAAATAATTTCTTTACAATTTTTTCTGTAACGTTAAACGGCTCGACATTCCAGAATAATTCTATTTCTTCATCCGTAAGAGATATATTTGAAGGAGATTTTACGTTCAGTGAGATAATATAATCATTGATATATTTGCTCATCTCTTTTGATTCGGACAATATTCTTTTAAGCATTAAAAGATATGCCTTTTGGGATGATTCGCTTATCTTTCTCTTTGACTTTATAACATTGATCATATCATCTATCATATCACGATTTACAGGCTTTTCAATAGATGGAACTTCCTTGAACGTAGGAATGGCATCATTAAAATCATACTCGTCATAAAGCTGATTGGTAAGATATGGCATTATATGTTTGGATAATGCTTCAAATCTTACCTTTCCGCTTCTTGTCTTTGTATTATTCAACTTTTCTATCAATACTCCTACAGTCATAATTGAAGGGCTATATTCGTTCTGAATTGTTTCAAGTCTGTTTTTTAAATCCTCAATCAGCCTGTTCTGTGATTCTATAGTCTTGTTTAACCTATCTATTGTTTCAGCGAGAATCTGAATTGTTCTTTCTTTATCTTCCATATCTTATATATTTTTGTTGCAAAAATAATAAAACTGTATATTCGATAGGTTAAACGATAGTTATCAACTCTTAAAAATGTTTACTACGCCCATTAATTTATAATATCCCTCTTCATTAATGATACATATAGGAGCATTATTCTTAGGATTAGTGTATGCCAATGTGACATAATCCCCAGGAAATACCTTCAATGCGTTAATCATCTTTTCAATGTTCAGATTGCAATCAAAACGCCCTTGACAAGATCCTTCAATTCCGACATTTTCCGATATTTTATACCCTGCATCATTTGTGTATGTTATATCCATTTTATTATCTTCCTCCCTGCAAACAAAATGTGACATGTTATATACATCTGACATTACCTTTATTCTTGAAAGGGAATCTATCAAGTCGCTAGTTCTTGCTTTAATAAAGTAATTAAAGTTTGATTTTATATTATTTACCAATGGCAGGTAGTTTACAAACTTAACCTCCATCAGAGTACAATTAAAGACAGACCCGAAATCCCCATAAGATATAGACATCACCCTTTCATCATCAGATACAGAAACAGTTACATTTTCTTCTGACAACATTTCAAGAAAGGATAACGCTTCCTTTACCGAAGTAGGCATTACATTTATGCACAAGTCCTTTGATATATCCGGCTGACATTCTATAACATCTCTTACAAATACAATCTTATCGGACGAACATATATCAATGCAATTATTGGAACAAATAAAATTTATCCCCACTCCACTAAGACTGGTCACAACGTCACTGATATCATTAAATCCTATGTTCCTTTTTAATGCTCTATACAGATCATTCCTGTTCACGTTGACCCTTATCCCGGTACCACGCTTACCTATTTTAATATCAGGATAAGATTCCACATCTTCTGCAAAGAAAGACGCTTCACTGCCATTGTAAGAGAATATTATATCCTTATCATATATCTTTACCGTAACAATGGAATCCTTTACTGTTTTGAGTAACTTTACAAGTCTTATTCCGTCTACTGCAAACTCCTGCCCGTCATTGCAGTCTGAATCAATAACGGGAATAATCAAACGCATCTCATTGAGGTTGTTGTATGAAGTAACCTCTATCGCATTCTCTGATGCTATATATTTAAAACGAAAACATTTAAGTATCGTCAAGCCTGTATCGGAAAGGCAGGCTTTGGCTGAGTTTAACGTTGAATATAAAACTTTTCTATCAAAAACTATCTTATTCATAAATGTAAAATTCAAATGTATTCAATCCAAGAAAAATGTTCTCTTTTATCAAGGTAATCCATGTCGTTCTCGTTATCATAGGCTTCCTTCTCAAACGATATATTCCTATACGCATTACCTTTTTGTGTAAGCCTGTACAGCCATTCCAAAAGATACAAAATGTAAAACGGAACATACAAAAGCTCTTTCATTTGTTTTGTATGAATCGCTTCGTGATTGTAATCGCTTTCACGCATCGTACATCCTTTTCTTACGAAAAGAACCCCAAACAAATTTATACACTTGTACCCCTTGAATGGAATTATTTTGTTATATATAACTTTCATTGAAACAGCTCTTTAATTATTTTTTCAAAACTTACCTTTGTAGTGCTGTTACGCATACAATAATCTTTTATCTGTAGTGTATTTGACATCCCCGGCTGACCACGCTCGATAGCGTCAAGTATATTCCACAACATTTCCTTAGACCATACGAAATATCCTCTAAAGAAATATGTAGCCATCACATCAGCTTGTTCTATTATATGATTACGGTCATGGTTACTGTCAGGCATTTTAAGTTCTATGCCATATATCTTACCGTCATGTATATAAGCAAGGTCCGGCATACTTTTCTTTGCTCCTAGAGCACGAAATTCAGCCGACTTGTTACCACTTACAGCAGGATGGAGAAGTTCGGAAAAAAATGCCACAAGCAATCCCCTGCATCCTTTACCTTCTTTCTCGTTCCTGTAACTAACTACTATATCTTTCTGCATTTTCTTTTCTTCCGCAGATCGTTTTTCCTCAGCCATGATAAAAAAAATTGTATTTGGCAAAGGTATCACGAAATGGGATATGTGAGAAGAATAAAAGGTTAAAGTTTGTTATCAACCATCTCAAATCCTTCACACATATCATGTCCGCTGTTTCTTATCTTCATGGCAACGTTTTTTTCAAACCAAGGAATATAGCAGACATATCCAACAAACAAACCGTCCACAATAACCGTATATCTATGCTTGCAGCGACAGCAGCAACACTCTCCGTTCCTGCAAGGCTTTGTGTTGCTATTTTGTAAGATCATCCAAAGAAATGTTTTCTGACAAGAAATCGTCCGTGCATTGTTTTACTACATCATCGAACCGCAAATCGCAATACTCGTCAATCCAGTCACCGATGAAGTATAGTTTGTTGCTTCCTGCAATAACACCAAACAGAATAGGGTCTTTTCTTTTTTTCATCTCTTCTTTTTTCTTGTCAGACGGTAAATCTGTTCCGTTATTATCAAAGTCATAATGGAGGATAACATAGTTGTCGAATATTTCATATTTGTCTATGTCAGTCTTTTTCCTAATTATGTCAAATGGTATGATTCTAGTATAGTCAGAAATATAATCAAGGCATAGATTTTTCGGACATCCTTTTGCAAACTTCATAAGATTTTCCTCTGATATAGCCTTGTATAATCCTTTGCTGAACAATATGCTTTCGTATTTGCATATCACCATGTTTCGGAACAGTTTTTCTTTCAAGGCATATTGACCTGATCTTTCAGCATAACCTAGCATCAGTATATAGTCTTTTATCCTATCCCTGTATTGCTTCATCTCGTTTTCTGTCTGTATCTTCACCTCAGAGAAGAAATGTATCACATCAAACTTGGATCTTCTGTATTCGTCTACATAGTCCTTAATCTTTTTAAACCATGAGTTTTCCTTATGGTTTATGCCAAGAAGAGAGGTTCTTACTTGCTTGTGCTCCTGGTTTGTTTTTACAGAATCAAGCATTGTCGGTGAAACGGTAAGATTAAATTCCGCCACTCCTTCCTTGTCATTGCTTTCCATGTATTGTTTTAGGAAATCGTAAGACATTACACTTGGATTAGGATCTTTCTGCTCTATAACGGAGTATTTGGGCAGATTAAAGTCAAGCCTTATCGTTTCGTGAAACAAGGCAATTTTACCATCGCTGTTAAGTAAATTTTTTCCCATAATTAAATGTTATTTTTTGTTTCTTTGAATATAACCCCATATAAACTTGCTGGAATATCCGCATTCTTTCATGGCTTTACGAAAATCAGTTTCCGTATTTCTGATATACAACTGCCGTATTGCCCAATAAGTATTGTATCCTTTAAGTTCCGCATACTGGAAAAATTGAGTAGGCGTCATTTGCTCGAACTTTAAATCTCCTACCAGTTCTTGCAGTTCCGCCATCCTTATCTCCTTTTCGGTAGGATATACATATCCGCAGAAAGGGCATTCCGAAGCGGTTATGGCAATATATTTACCACACTGTTTACACTCTTTCACTCCTTGTATCCCTTCACATTTCCCCTTGTTATGCCATAAAGCCCATTTACGTTCTTTCTCAAACTTGCCGAGCCGTGATATGTTACCACCGAAGTCTAGGAGAAATGCTTCTGTCTTATTTGGGTGAAGCCGTATAGCCCTGCCAGTTGCCTGGATATAAAACTGAACGGATTGTGTAGCACGGTTTAATATGCAAACCTCTATACTTGTTTCATCGTATCCCGTAGATAAGATACCACTGTTGCATATAACGGTGAATTTATCGTCATGGAAATCCTTGATAAGCTGTTCCCTGTTTCCTGTAAGATGCTTGTATCTTTCATATAATGCTAACTCATCCGGCTTATTCTTATCTATACCTGATATGAGGAATTTTGCGGGAATGCCAGCTTCATTAAATTCAGCGCACATCCTTATCGCATTTGCCTGTGTGGCATCAAAACAGATTGCTTTTTTCATCGGGCAGATACGCATATAGTTTTCAATCACCCCCTTGTACTGTACAGACTTGTTGAACACCGCACCCATCTGCCTGCTATCGAAATCACCTGTGCGATAATCGGTATTAACCTTAGACAAGTCGGGCGCATCAACCGTAAACGTTCTCAACTTGGTTATGTTTCCCCGGTCCATCATATCCTGTATCTGGGCGGTTTCTACAATCTCTTCATAGTTCATGCCAAGCTGCCTTTGGTTTCCACTTCTCATCGGGGTTCCTGTAAGACCTACTACATACTTATCATCAAGCAAACCAGATTCAAAGAGAAAGTCCGCATCAGAGGTGTGCCCTTCGTCTATTAGGCAGAGAGATACACTCTTAACCCATTCAACCCATTCGGGCTTTTCTAGCCTTCTACGGAGAGTTTGAGCCATTGCGGATACTACTAGACCTTTGGGTATGTTCCTGTGCTTAGGAGAGATATATTCAGCCTGTATGCCAACTCTTTCCAACGTTCCCCCTGTCTGTGTCATAAGTTCAGATCTGTGGGATACGATAAGCACCTTATTCCCCTTTTCTACAGCACCTTTAGCCATAAAACTCATTATGACCGTTTTGCCGTAACTTACACAGGCAGAGAATATGACGTGCTTATGATTAGTCAGGGCATTTCTCAGACGGGTTATCCCCACCTCCTGGTAATCCCTTAGCTTGATTTCGTTTGTACTCATCTTCTTGTATGATTCTTTCAAGTTCTTTTTTTAATGCAACCACAAAAGCCATGCACTCTTCTCCTTCAAACTGCTTGACAAACTGCCTGGCGGCATCTTCGTAATCAGGAACACATTCTTTTTTGAAGTATTCCTCATTGTCTTGAAGAACCATCCAATCCTCGAAGTGGTGGTTTGGTTTTTTCTTAAATATATGCAGCAAAATGGCAGTGTCACTATTTAGTTTGATTAGCTTCCTGTCGTAGTTTTCAAATTCGTCAACGTAATCCGTATTCATCTTCGTAAAACAATTTAAAGTTTCTCCATCTATGCCCGTTTTTCCCCTTACAAAAAAGAACTGCATGAGCGTTGTGGCATACCTAATTTCCTCTCACAGTCACAACAGGCTTCAAAGCATAGAAATCTGTTCGTACCTTCCTCTATCGCAATGACAGCCCTTGTATTGTTTCTATGACCGAGATAAGAACCGTTTTCCTTTCGTTTATTTATGAGTTCCTTCATAAGAACTCTTTTCTTTTCACGTTCCTCATCCGACACTTCCCTTCCTTTCTTGAATCCATAATTATGACCTTTGACGAACCTTCCTTTTTCGTCACGGTAAGATATTGGATAATCTATCCATAATTCGCTAATTGCTGGCATTGAAATCTAACTTTAGTTTTACAATTTCATCACTCATTGCATGTACTCTTTTCAGCCATGCCATTTTCCATGCTTCTTTTCCTATATCATATATACGATATATATCATCTCCTGCATCATCAAATTTGATAGGAGTGCAGCTTATTGACTTACATTTCGTTCCGTCCATAAGTTCAACGTCACCTACACCTCCATTGAGCATGATAAAGTTGATATTGTTTTCTATGGCAAGATAGGGGATGATTATTTCATCCCCACGATTAGGTTTGTTGTGCTTGATTAATGTAGTCATTTACTTTACTTATTGGGTATTTTTTTGCATCACGTTCGTTGAATGAAAGATAAGCTAGAGCCATTTGTAACTTATCCTCCATCCTGTCTATATCATCTTTATAATCGCTTCTGTCAAGTTCCCAATACAAAAGCCTTGACGGATCGTTAACTGGGCGTAAATCAAACGGATCATCATCAGATTTACCGTCATATACGATATAATACATTTTATCCACATCGGGATGGGAAAGGAAATGCGACATTAGCTGCCAATAGTATTCCTCTATAGCCTGTTCCTTTGTGGCTTCTCTCAAATATTCAATCTTACTTTCAGAAGTAAAGCATTTCACTTCTGCTATATAAGATAATTTACCATTGACATCAAATCCATATCCATCGGGAGAATCTCCATATCCATCATAGATATTATCGACAAAAACAATTTCGTCAAAATCATCCGCACAGGACATTAGTCTAGAGAACGTGTTATGGTTAAAACACTCGATAGCGTCTTTTTCATGATCCTTTCCCCACTCCATATCAGAAGTGGATATATGTCGGCATGGTTTGTTTAACCTTCTCTCCCTTGCAACCTGATAAAGATAAGAGATAGCTGTATCTCCGAAAGGAACATCAACTGTCTTTCTCTTTACACCCTGTTTTTTTGCAACCTCTAGTTCGGAAGGTGTCATTTCCCTTCTCCCGGAAACCATAAGTTTTCCAATGGCGGAAGAGGTGATTTTACCACACCTCTTCATAAGCCATAGTTTTTCTTTTTCTTCTGCTTCCATTATTTCTTAGTCGCTTCGTTAAACAATTTCATAGCTTCAGCGTCCACATCATAGCTTGCCGTGATGTATCCAATGTCGCATTTTCCACTTTTCAACGCTTCCAATGCAGCCTTGAATTTATCAGAGTTCACTGTCATCTTCCCTTTCTGTGGCGGTGGCGGAACATCACGCCCTATACGCAATCCGTAAACCTTTCCTCCATCGCTTGGGTCACGTGTCTGTTCCTTGCATAATATGACACGAAAATCACGGATGGTTTCAGGATAATCAGTTTGAGCCAGCTTAGTAAGACGTTTGCGGTTCGTACTGTTCAACAGCATAGGTTTAGGAACAAGGTTTGTTTCTTTAAAGTAAGCAATCCATGATGGTTTCTTACTACCTTGTACCTTTGCATTCTCATCCCATACGATATGGGATATTGTAGCGATGATAGACTGACCGTTAGGAAGTATTTCTACTCCTACATAATCAGATTGACTTCCAGTTCTCCAATGATGGAAAACCTGGTTTTGTTGTTCGTTTGACATATCTATTAAATTTCACTAGGTAAAACTACAGTTGAATTTCCCGTTTTGTCTACAATGACGCTCTTTCCGCCTATGACAGCTTCCGTCTTGTGTCCACTTGGGTATTCCGATAAGCAAGAATCATTTTCCGCTTCATACGGATATACATCCATAATGGCAGTTTCGGCTATGGATGAAATCACATAGTCTGCCATTGTGCCTTTCATTCCTTCGTCAAGTTTCTTTACAGCATCTCTCAAATCTTCTGCCTGAACAAGCATATAGCATGATGTCTTTTTCTCCGCTCCGCTTTTTTCGTCCAGAGTGATGTAATACAGCTTGCATTTAAACCATAGATCGGCTGCATCTTCCTCAGAGGGGAACAGTTCGCTGTAATTGGAGCGTTTAATGTCCGAAACAGTGAACTCGCCACTGATAAACGGTGTCATTTCAGATATAATACGTGCTTCCGCCTCAGTGAAGCTAAGCGCATCAACCAGGTATTGCTCACTTACTTTCTTATTCATCCCATTTTCTGCTACTTTTTCGTAGCGAATTTTACACTCAAAAAATGTTTTCATGTCTATTATTATTAACAAATTAACTTAATCAAAATTGAAATTATCCTCACCACTTGGTTCTTCCTCCGGCATATCATTACCGAAATCCATCGGTATGAACCAATCTGAAATATAGTCTTGCATGATTTAATCCTCCTGTTCCTGCTTAAAATATTCGTACTTTATCTCTCCATTTACGATCATATCCATGATTTCTTCATCGGAAGATGTGGCTATTTTCATCATGAACTCATCTTTCTTCACCTTTTCAATATCTTCATTTTCAGTATTCCCCACCTTTTCTGCCTTTTCAGACATATAAGACACAGCATCTTTAGCTATTTTCAAGGCATAATCTGAATCGTATAAAGACATCATGGATTGAATGTATATTCCGTTAATCCTGTCAAATATCTCCTGTTGGGGAAGGCTTAGGAACTTTGCCGTATTCGCTCCCATCATCACCTTTACCTGCCAAGATGTTTTTATATTCACTATGTGAAGCCATCCCTCTTTGATAGGGCTTTTAACTATATAAAAGTCACCTACAATATATCCTTCGTCTATATCTTTCTTTTTCATAGCTTATACTTTTCTAAAGCAAGAATCATTTTATGCTCTTCAAGGGCTGATTTTATGGTATCGTCAATTATCTTGTTGTGTGTTTTAGAATCTATTTCCAATTCTGAAACATTGTATCCATTGTCAATTTTGTTACGAATACTGAAATAATAATTTCTTATTTCTAGTACGTTCTTATGTATCTCTTCTCGTGTCATTTTCTCGATAAAAATCTATTTTTAACAAATGATAAAAGCATCACGGATATTTCATCGGCATATCTTGCAAAATCATCCTGATATTTCTCGTCAACATTGTTATCCATCCATAGGATTTGATTTTTTGCCATAGTACCTACCTTTTCAAGCGTTTCAAACATCTGTAGGCTAGAACCGGGGAGTGTTTTCTTTAGCATTTCATTCAACTCAATGGAAGATGAGTGGATAATATCAGCACAAAAAGCAATGGCGTTTACATACATCATCCAATCCATTTTCTCATCATCAGACATCTTCTTGATAATATCCATGCCCCTTACATATTTACCGTCAGGATAAGCCTTGATATATGCTTCCTGAAACTCCTTTATCTTAGCTGTTACACGAGAGCATTCAACCATACGGCCTTTCTTGATAAGATCGTTCTGCTGCTTGCGCAACTCCTTCATCTTTTCCTCTCTCTCACACTCCTGTATTAACAAATGTCTTTCCATCTTCAATTATCTTCTATTATTTTTATAAGTTCTTTAAACTGGTCCGCAATTATCTCTAGTTTTCCCTGTATCTTCTGATTCATATTCCCGTCCTTGTAGGAACTCTGAAATCCTTCATAACGTGAATCAATGCTGGAATAGCAGAATGAATCAGACGTGATGTTTACCATCGTATTGTCACCGTCTATGAACGGTTCTGGTATGTCTACTTTTATCATCATAGCAATCCGAAATAACTGTCTAGTTTTTCAATCGTTTTATCTCCATCAGATAGGACATACTCAATTACTTCACGTCCTGAAAGTGTTACTCTCAGTTTGTCCACAGGCTGAACATTGGCTATACCTTTAGAGTAATTGTTATAATGAACAATCTCCCATCCTTTTATGGATGATAGCATTCTCCGTTTGCCACACAAATTTATAGCTTTTGGAGTAAATTCCTTCTCTTTCTTATCCATAATCAATCGTTTTTAAACTTTTTAAACATCTCATCTCCCAACACTCCGCTAATGAACATGGTAAGTTCTACTTCCCATTCATCTTCCTTGCCCTTCACGAACGGATAAGTAAGCTGATGCCATTCGTGGTAATCAAACAGCTTCATGCGAAGTGGGAAATAGTCAAACAGCTTCTTGTTTCCGTAAAATACACGAATATGATTACTTTTTAACTCTGTGTAGGACAAACCATAATAATCTAATATCTCATAAAATTTGTCCATTGGCGTAAAATTACACTTCATTTGATATATTCTTTTAGTTGTTTATGCAACGATTTCATGTATGCTATTATTGTATCCGCATTAGGGTCTGAAAAGTCAACATCCTTTACGCTTTTCAACTTTAACCCATATACTGAAATAACAATAACTTCTATGATGTTATGTTCTCTATCTTCACGGTATAACACATCTTGAATGCTAGATGTATTAATGACGGGAAAGTCACCAATTTTTATTAAAGATTTATACTTACCTAGCATCATTGGCATTATTGACGTTATGTCGTTTTCTACAAAATCAAAAAACATATTCTCGTCATCTCCGCAATCTACTGTTTCAATAAACATACGAATAACATTCCACTCTGATTTTACGTGAAAAGTATTATCTGACTTGTCTACAAAGATGCCATCACCAAATCCATCCAACGCTTTTTCGGAAGCGGTGTACCCTAACCGTTCAAGTCTGTTTCTTATGTCGCTTGAATCCTTTCTAATCAATACCTTCATGGCAAATATTATGTTTAATTACTATTGTCGATTGCTTCGGTAGGCTAACCTGTTCACTGTTTTCCTTGTTGGTCAAGATATATCTTTCCCCGGTATCACTAAACAGGAAATCATCTTTTACAAAGGGTATTTTCTTTCCATCATACCCTACAATAAAGCAGTTTTGAAAAATTTCTAGTAGAATCATGGTTTTATCATTTTTACGGTTACTAAAATCGGGGGAACGCTTTCCCCCTAAACTTTCATTATAGATATGTTTGCTTCTACACTCAAACATGATGCAAATATAATCAATAAAATGACATACTATTAAACATTTTAAAATACATATTATTTATTCACATTTGTTAAAGTATGCCTTAAATACATTCACATTGTATATATTAACCTGTCCATAGTTAGCATCAAAAATCTTTTTCACTTCGTAACCTAGCTCGTAAGATATTACTTTCATCTTTCTCCAGCTAATATTTCTCCAATTTACACCGTTTTCCTTTGACCATCTTTTGATACTGTACCATTCCTTGGATTCATCTAGTTGTTCCGTCTTTAATTCTAATTGTAGCTTTGCCTCTTTGTTTTCCAAGGTTAATACTTGATTCCTTTCGTATTCATCAGCCCAAGCCCTAGCAGCTTCGGCAGGATTGTTGAAGTTTGGAAGTCTTGATGATATAGAAGTATTCCCCGTGGTAAGAAGCTCTTCGATCTTGTCGTCTACCCAAATAGCAAAATCAGTGGATAATTTTTGAGCAACCCTAAGAGCTATTTTTTGATGTGCCCATGTTCCTTGCTGTGATACATTCCCTCCCTTTATAATTTGCAGTAAATCAGTCGAAATAAAATTTTTTATTTCGCTCAAACGATTTACATAATCAGTCATTTCCTTAGAATTTATAATAGTGGATAGATTTTTATCAGGAAATAACCTAGCAAAATCTGTAAGACATACAAGGATATATCCATTCATCTTACGCATCCTAACATTTATTCCATTATAAGAAAACATCTTACCCATTTCGGAGGGATTTACCGTACTTAAAACAACACCTGTGTCATTTAAGTTTTCTTCATTTATCTGTCGCATAAATAAAAAAAAGCAGAGATCTCTTCAACTTGCGACAGTTATACATTAGACTTATGAAAAATGTATGAAGAAACCTCTGCTTATATTTTAGGTAGCAGCTATCATTATAAAACAAAAAAGTCCAAAAACTATCGCACCGCAAAGGTACATAAAGTTTTCATACTACCAAAAAAAATCATTATTTTTGCAAAACAATTAAAACAAATAATATATGGCAAAGAAAGTGATTAGGGTGAATGTTAAATCCCCTAAGGTAACATCAAATAAAAAGGCATCTCCCATAAAGGTCAAGATAAACATGAAGAATACGGGAGGATTACAGCCAACAGGAAAACAGAAATTATAATCTACAACAGTTTCTAAAACCATCAGTTATAGATTGATGATTATTTATATTCCTATCTCCGAATCGTTGATGTAGATACAATGCAATAAAGAAACATACAGTTACAAATCCTATTGATATATACGAATAAAACATAGTGCATCTCACATCCTCAAACACCACATTATTAAATACAATATCCAGTATTGCGTATATAAACATCTCAATGACAAATACTCTATGGTATATACTAAATAAAAATACCTTTGACAACACATAAAACAATATTGCATTAAACAGTTTGGCGTTAAAGAATATGGTAAGGTACTTGTCCGAAAACGGAGTGGCATACTGAATATACTCCAATGTGTCACCATCATAATATTCAATGATATCACCTGTTCCAACAGAGTGTATAACCTCACACTGATGGAAAAGTATAGCAATACAGAACAATATAGGATAACATCTTATCACCCAAATAAGAAACGTCCTGTAGAAATTGTTCAAACTTTCCTCTAGCATTTTGTCTTTCATAAATTTACTCTCCTGGACAAATTTCTAATGGCATTAATGTTAATTTTTATACACATTTTAAAACGTTAATTCGTTCTGAACGATACCAACGCCCGCTATCGGCTATCATGAAAGAATCACCGAATACTTTTCTACCGATATTAAGCGCACCGTTGACATCAGAATTGATAACCTTTCCAACTGCCGACTTGAACAGACCTCGCTTGACGCGCTTACCGAGATAGATATCATGCTTGCATATATCCTCCATAGACAGAGCATCACATTTGCTAGTGTAACTTTCCTCATGTTCGATATAGCTGATACCTGCAAGCTCGCACTTGTATCTAAGGCAGCTTCTCAACCTCGCAAAAGGGATGAATGTAAACTTATGATTGTTTACTCCGCCCATATTGACGGATTGCTTCCATCCTTTGTTGTAGCCTACAGCAAGAGTGCCTATATGGTGTGATACAAGATAATCAACGATACGCCTGCTTGTATTGTGCATCGAATCATTCATAAACCGTTCACGTTTCTCATACATCTTTCTCATCCTGTTTGTCAGTTTATCTATACCCTGCCTGTCCTTTATGGATTGCAGCATGGATAATGTTTTGTTAAACCATCTGTTATATGACTTGACAACCTTGCCTGAAAACAGCAGAGCATTGCATCCGCAAACCAGCGTGGCAAGGTTGTTCACACCCAAGTCTATCGAAGCCATACCCGTACCGACATTATCCGAACAGACACAATCATATACAACCTCTACGGTCATGTATGTACGTTTTGGAATTATCCTAACCTGTTTGAATCGTTCGATTCTGCCCTTGTATTTCTCCCATTGAGGAACGGGTATTTTCAAGTCACGGTCAAGTATTATATATCCGTCATGTATTTTGCACGACTGGTTGGTATATATAGCATTGCTCATCCCTCCACGTTTGTGATAGCATGGCAGTTCGGGCTTACCGTTATACTTCCCCGGATTCTTGGACCAATCCTTTACAGCCTTGACATATCCCTTCATCGCCTTGTCAAGCACACGTAATGTCTGTTGGGCTACGTGTGATTTCACAAGCCTGTAATTTATCGTACCTTCAAGGTTGGTGACGTTTTTCATTATCCTGTCCAAGTCGGGATAGAACAGCCACCTGTCGTTATCCTTCAACTCGTTACGTACAATATACAACGCCTGGTTGTACAGGTTATTCGTGACACGGCAGATAGCGCAAAGCCTGTCGGAATGGTTGATCTCAAATTTATAAACTAATTGCATATTAGCCAGTATTATGTTTTGCCAGTAAAAAGGAGAACAGGGAAGCCGTACTGACTTCGGCTTGTCGGAAGGTAGCTACTCCGTTCCTATCCCTGTATGGTGCAAATATAATACTATATAACGATATTAGGAAATATTATGTGTTAATTTTTTATAATGGTATTTATTTGCTCCTTAATAAATTTCTAATAATCTCTTCTTTCGTTCTCCCTTTCAACAGGTTAAGATCAATTGTTGCAGACCCTACCTTTACGCAACCATCAGATATGTATTGCTGCACACGTTCGTTCACAAGATAGTCCGCACCAAGCATATCCAATTTGGACAGTCCTTTCACATCATTTCTTCTGCTTAACACAAATCCACCTACCGTTCTCCATATACGCCTGTATTGGCTTATTCCGTCCTTTACAGGCATGATTATGTCATTTTCAAACAATGGTATTCCGTTCATGTCAAACACGCCTGTAAACCATTCTACAACACAACCACTGCTATCTCTTACACGTCCATAAGCATCTATGGATACATCGTCAATAAGAAGTTCATATCGCCCCGTTACTCCATTAAATATACGGAGTAACGGGAAATCAATGTCATTTCTTCCCATTTCCCTTAATCGCTTCAATGCATTCCTTTACTCCATCATCAAAACCATGCTTGTACCCCTTAGCGTATTCTCCAATGTTATACACCGCCATTGCAAATACAAACAGGATGATACCTAAAGTCTTATGCCAACCGGGCAGCGATATGGAAAACGGTTTGAATGTAATTGTTAGATCGCCAACCCATAATAGGGCGATAACACATATAATTATAAATATAATTGTTTTCATAATCAATATTTTTTTCCGTGAAACATAGGTCTTAGTTCATTGTATCTCATCTTCTGCTCAATATGCCATAGCAAATCTATGTCAAGATGTTTGGCTAGTGCAAAGATTGAAAATATCATCTCATTTACAATCGTAGAAAGATACTGGTAATCTACAATTGGTTTGATAAATATAGAATATATCGCTTCCGTGAAACTCAATTGGCTGTACATACAGGCAATATCATCTATATATTCGGAGTTAATATCATTACTAGCAGATTCAAGGCTTATCCCCCGAAGTCCTGCAAGGTCAAGCAAGCGGATAACAGCATCGCTTAGTTCGTCTGGAAGTGTGTCTTTTACATTTTTTTCAAAGGAACACTTAAATCGCTTTTCTTCTTCCACTAATGCAGGATAGCTATTATAGTCCATTTCAAAACGTGATTTACATTTCTTTCCTAATCTTCCCTTTCTGTCCGCTTCCACAGCTTCCATAAGCTCGGAAATGACAAGACAAAGGTCATGTTCTTCACTAAGTCTTTTATCGTGGAAACCATGCTCACAAGCTGTCTTATAAGCTATATTCCGTAGTTCGTTCAAATTAATATTTTCCATAATCATATAAGTTTTAATGCTTCCTGTAAACCTGCTTCAAGTGCTTCCTCGTAGGTATTATAACGGATAATAGGCCTGTCAGACAATCCTATCAAGTCATGTCTCGGAATTGTCAGTATATCATATATCCAATAATCTCCATACATATAGGATATTTCGATATGCAGGTTCTTGGTTTCACGTAGCCACTTCTGAGCAACGGATTGTGGAAAAAATTCTATATCTGTAAACATCCCTTTCTCTTTCAGCATCTTTGCTGTTTCTAATGTTACAAGTTCTTCGGTCATAACTATTTCTTTTTTAATTCATTCAACACTTTCTTTACTAATTCATAACGTGGTAATTGCCAATCCTTCGCAATATCATCTATTTTATCGTCATAATGATTGTCGTAAACATACTGATTAAGTCTATCAATAAATCCATCATCGTCAAGTCCTTCATCGCAATCATCAAACATATCAAGTTCACAGGCTAACTTGGAACATTCACAGTGGGATACCCAGTCATAAATACAACCGTCATAAACATTGGTCTGTCTGTTGTATTTTTCTCCAACGGAAATTACTCCACCGCAAAAATTGCACCTGTGCTCTTTACGAGCGACAGGAGTTTTATCTCTTAACACTGTCATGACTATTCTCCTTTCTTCTTTTCACATTCTTCACAATGTAATTTATAAGCATGGGCAAACATCTTTAACGTAACAGGCTCAAAGTGAAAATATGCCTGTTTCCCTTCTATGACAACTGAAACACATAATTGGCCATCGCAAAAATCAATATATGCCTCACCACCTCCATCTCCGTTAATGGAAAGTGTTTGTGTCTGTACGCTATTCATAATTATTCTCCTTTAATCTTTTAATTAGGGCATCAGCGCAATTAAGCGAATATTTAGCGACTACATCAGAATTAACACCATAGTCGTTTGCTATAACAATTTTAATAATGTCTTTTGCCAATTCGTACCTACGTTGTTCCCAATCAATGTTTTCACTAAAAAAATTAAGTTCTGACACCTTGATATACATGTTTCCCACCAATGCAGTACCATCATCATATAAATCCTTAATCTCTACAATTTCTCCAGTTGATTTTACTCTTGCTTTCATTGTTCCTCCTTCCCAACTTTAACATATCCGTTTTCAATGCACCAGCACAACATTTCGTAGGCTGAATCAATAAGTTCTTTTCCTTCTGTGATATTTCCGATAGACCTAGTATAAGATTCCACATACAAGCATGTATAGCTATCTGCAAATTTTTTGATGGTCAGCACTTCATTGCCGATGAAACAAGGTAACTTGTCGAGAATATCCGGCAAGGTGTAGATATGGTATAATCCAAGTTCTTGTAAATGTTTCGTCTGATCAAATGACAATACCTGTTTCATTTCTTTTCCTCCTCTGTTTTAATCTCTGTTATTTTGCCACGACTGACAAAACACTGACCTATTCCCAAATCGAGTAAGGCACAATAGTTATCGTCTAAAAGATTAGAGCATTCCTGGCATAAGGAACATTCATTACAAAATCCTTCTGATGATTCATGCAGCACCCCGTCTATTATTATTCCGTTCTTTACTTCCATACCGTTCATTCATTAGAAGTTACACCCAAACACAATACTTTGTCAGAAACGCCTATATCGTCAAACTCCAAAGTTAAATACTCTGTATCGTAAGGATAAGGGTATCTGCAATTTTTCAATTCTTCATCCGTCAATTTGCGTCTGACACGCATCTCGATTTCAAAATCATCGGGAAGGTTCTATATGATTTTTCTAAGTTGTCCTACGTTCTTTATTTTCATAATTAGTCTCCTTTCTCTTTAATCCGTTCCATTACATCTCTGTTGGCTTCGAGTATCTCATCGAAAGACGGAATGGGCATCCACATGTCACACTCGTATCCGTTCCAATCCTCAAATTCAAATCCTCCGTCTGTCGCAACGTATGGCGATCTCCCAGGTGAAACAACGATATATCCACTAACAATCGCTCCATTTGATACCATTCTGCAAAGGACAAGATTGTTTGGGTCCGGCAACCGCTCCTTAACGCTTATCCACGGGGATTGCTTGGATTGCCATTCGGCACCAGAAATAAATCCTTCTTTAAACTCATCTGCGCCACATTCGCAACAATCGAATGCTGTATTATGACCATTACAATGTTCGCAATAGTCACGTTCTCCGCATGGATATTCACCGTTGCATTTATAATGAGCGTGGATTGCGTCCCTTGCTGCTTCTTCTACTGTCTGTTTCATATCAAAATACTATTTTAAAATCTTTACCTTTCAATGTAGGAAGCCTGTCGGTGACAAACTTCTCCAGTTCCTGTTCGTCTATCGGGAATAACGGGCAGTATTGGTATCTGAATGTATGTACAAATCGCCCGTCAAGCATTACATCAAAAACCAGTGTTTTCATAATTTATTAACTTTTGTCCATAAACTAAACTCGGTATAGAGATATTTCCACATATCCCCGTAACGATATTTGTCGTTTGGGTATTGGCAACGAACACAATAATCCGTCTTATATAAAACCTCATAGATTGTACCCCTGTGTTCAAACAGTTCGTTCTCGTCAAGAGTTCCTACTTCTACCTTCTTCATGACCTTGTACCAATTCTATTACAACATTTTCGAGATTAACATACAAGTTTACTTTAGATACACTTCCATCTTTGTTTATCTTTTTAAACAATGGTTTGATATCGCACAGGTAACTGATATCATAACCCACAATATAGGCATACTGTTTTGTTTCAGGAACGGTGACACCTGTCAAATCATGCAAACTCGTATATACTGATGCAGGGGTGGTGATACAAACCTTGCTTCCGATAGGATACTTCGCATTGGATTCAATGTATTCCTTTTTCAACTGAATTTTCTGACTTTTCAATTCCCTTATTTTTGAATTGATATCATTTTTCTTTGTCTGAAATTCTTCTTTGTTCATAGCTTTTATATTGTTTTTATGAATGAAACATCCCTATTATCATTTTTTTCTTTAAATTATAATATAACTGAATAATGCCTTTTAAAGGTATCCCAAGGGGTTCGGTCTACATAAGGAGTACCGTTCCATGTATATTTGGCATAAAACATGGAACTCCATTTAATAAACTTAAAATCCCATATAAACGAGATGATATTGAACGCCAAAAATACTGCAATCTCGAATAGTGTATATATTATACAAGGCAAACACCATATAATCAAATGTATTCTTAAATATTTCATAATTAACATTCCGACAAAATCTGTAACACAATAAGCCATGCAATGACAATCATCAATCGTCCAACATATTTCCACATATAGCCCTCATTATCATAGCAAAAACAATTCCAAAAAGCATAAATTCACTCCTTTCTAACATTATTGTCCACCCACCTCATTGCGCCCTTTAGCGCATCAGATGTGGACTTATAAAACATATCAACGAAGAGATCCATCCGTTCACCTTTTGAACCTCTCTTTATTATCCGGTACATGAAGTCTTTTTCTCCTGTGACCTCTATTGTACAGCCTTTATAATATGCAACGTATTTTTTTCTCATACGGCAAAGATATAGTTTATTGGTTTTCCAACAACTTTTTATTAACTTTTATTAAGCGTTTTTCCCAGTCGTTCAGATTGTCACCCGTCTTAATCTTTTCCATAACCGAAGCTATATCAAAAGATTTACATTTTTCATACAGATCACTCATTGTCGTTCCTTGTATGATAACTCCGTTCTTTTCCCCGGAAAAATATCCGTCAACACTCTCTATCACATCCCATTTCCGTCCTTCCAGGATGGATTGTTTATTGTTCGTTCCCATTATATTTAGCTATTATATTATTCATTTCATTGTTCTTGGCTTCCGTAAGACCTAATTTGGATATATTTTGAAGCGCAATCTCACATTGTTGACTAATGTATGAGATTTCATTGACATCAATATCACGGTTATCGTATATAAACGCTTTCCCTAGCTTAACAGCAAGACCTTGACATATATTCCCGGCAACTTTTTCAGCCGCTATAATGTTAAAACAAATAATTTGCTTAATACTTAGTTGATTGCTCGTTCCCATATTCTTTTGTTTTTAAGTTAGTATTTGTTCCCGGTAGCGGTGGCGATCCGCTTGTTGTTCTCCATACCAGGAAAATATTTCACATTATTTCCGCTTTATCTTAACTCTCTGAATGAAACAGTTTCAAAATCGCTCTTAATGACCTCTATCTGTATAGGCTTAACAAATCGGTCTAATTCCTTGCGTATCTCTCTCATTTGTTCAAACGGTACGGTTACAATGTTATCTAATATTATTATATATTTTTGTAAAATTCACAATACAGACCGTACAGATCTATTATATCTGAATCGGTTAGTATTCTCCTTAAAACTCTTATTACTCTAATTACTCTCATTACTCTCATTACTCGTTCAAATATGACTTGGGAAGCAAAGGGAAAACTCTTAACACTTCATCAAAACGCACGTTCCCAAACTTTTTGATATATACGGAAAAATAACGTTCACTCCGCCTACGATCAATATTTATGCATCTAGGTACGCCCTTTCGATTTAACGTATTATAGTCGTTTGCGTGCTCTCTTACAAACTTAATCAATTCAGGCGTATCTCGGTACATTTTGATTATGTTTTGTGTCTTAGTGCCGTTATAATACAGGCGTTTAACCTGTTTATTAGGTAGCTTATGTCCATCATAGCTTTTCCAAAACTTGATATTTTCCTTGACAATATCCAATGTATCAATACTTCTGTTAGCTTTAAACGTTCCTATCTTAATACTTTCATTGTCAAAAATAGGAGATAATTCTTTTTCTAAATTTTGTTTTTTCATTGTAAATAATATTTATTTATGTTTATAATCTCCAGCATAATCGTGCCATATTCTATAATCGTAATTATATTTGGTCGCTTTACGTTTTATAGAACGACTGTAAGTAGGGGAACCGTCAAGTATATAGTCTAATTCTCTCTTTAGAACCGCTCCAATTAGTGGATAAACGTCTAAATAATTGCTATCACATTTACTCAGGTCTATTACTTCGTTCTCTAGGGCACGTTCTAAAGCCTTATCCATTGCAGATATAACACTTTCTTTTATAAAATTGTACTTTTCGATAAATTCCTGTTTTTCCATAATACTATTCATTTAGATAATTCATCAAGTTTTGGCAATACCCACGATTTCAGGTATAATTCCAGTCTTTCCCTAACATAGTTTGCCGTTCCTTCGTCAAACGTAGGGCAATCGCCTGGAATTATCGGTTTCTGAAAACTTCCTATACTATTTTCTACTATATTGTTTACCCTGGTAATTGCTTCCTGTAATTGTTCTTTAGCGTATTTCTTTTTCATAGGTCATTGTAACGGTTTAATTGTTCTCGAATAAATTGGATATGTGTTTCTTGCTCATTCAACGGCAAAGAATATAATTCTTTGTAAAATTCGCTTTCACTCACAATTTTACACTTATTGTCTTTGCAATATCTTTTAAAATCTTTTTCCGTGCCGTTCCCAAAACTAAACGCTAGTTTAATCTTTTCGTTACACCAAACGGAGTAACTACCACCGTCTTGTATAGCGTCTTTAATTGAATTGTACGGGCGGCCTGTTAGGCCATGGCTGAAACTGTTAATAGTAAATTGTATCATAATTATATTGTTTTTGATTGATTAATAGGTGAGTTCCGCTAATACGTCTACATTATATACGGGTAATTGTTTTGCGTATCTGGTACGTCCGTCTAGGGGTGTTTCCGTGATGGTTAGCTCTAGTAGTTCGTGTATCGGTGTATTCCAGATAGGTTTTTCTAGGGCTTCTATTTCCTTGTATCGTGGTGAATCTATATATATACCTTTTGGACCGTGGTAAAACTGTTTAAAAAACGGGTGATCTTTATGTCTGCATATCAAATGATAAGTTATATGATTATATGTTATATTCTTTACCGTTCTTCTTGCCGATTTACAAATATATTGGCTACCTGTTTTGCTGTTTTTTACTATTACTTGTATCATAATGTTTTTGTTTTTATGGGTAATATATATTTTTCATTACAGGGCTTTATTTTTCCCTCTATTGGTGTTTCTGGATGGAGTATTGCACACTGTTAAAAATATATTTGGCGTGTTCATAGGCTGTTTCCTGTTTTTCCTGTTTTGTGGGTGTTATTCCATCATATTTGTACAATAGTTTGGCGGCCTCTCTGATTATGGTTTTCATTGTGCTACAATTTGCTAGGTGTTCTATTGATGGCTGTATGCCCTTGTTTGCCTTCTTAATTATGCAATTTTGCAGCCATGTTGTAATATCGTATATTTCCCGCGTATTGCGTATATACATTGCAAGCAAATTAGGTATGTCGTTTCTTGTTTCCATAATGTTACGTTTTTAAATTGTTATTGTTTGTTTTGGTTCTCTATGTAATCGGTTACCCGTATTGATAGGTACAAGCAACCTAATAATATTAATGTTTCGATCATAGTTATTTACTTTTGGTTTCTCCAAACTCTATAATCATTATCACTTTCAAAACACATATAACCGCCCAAAACCTTGACAACATGTGCGGGGGTAAACGGGCAATTTTTAATCGCCCGGTACCTTGTTTCAACTTGTGCAAAAAACGTTCTCATAGTTATTTTAATTTAATTGTTTATTGTTTTACTTAATTCACGTGCAAAACGCTTAATCATTCTTTTGCGTTGACTAAAATCGTAATTATAATACAATTTTTCCAACCGTTCGCACACTTTGCGCGCATTTTCGTTTTTTGTCCCAAATGGTGCATAGCCCGTGCAAATAGCTATATTATTATACGGTGCAGGTAATTCGAAAACATTAGCGGCCCATCCTTCTACACGTTCGGTGTGTCCGACTTTTGTAAGGTAATTTTGTATGTACTGTATTTCGCAATATCCTAATAATATTACATTTTCTTTGCCATAAATACGGTATATTTCTTTTCTTGTTGTTTTCATAATTCTATAAATATTTAAATTGTTCGTTATTCGTTTTATTCTTCTTCTTCTTCTGTTTTAACTTCGTTTAATACTTCTGAAATTGCTTGGCCTAACAGGTAACACCGTATTGTAACGTCGCACGCTTCTGCACCGCGTCCCAAATAATTCACATCACACCCGAAATCCGTTAACGCTTCCTCTAACAATCCAAAATTGTGACACAGGTATTCCTCAGCCGTCCACGTGTTAAACGTATAAGACCCTGATGCGTTCCCTGTTACGCTATCACATGCAAACAGTGTATCGTTAAGATCTTGTTCCACTTCGTCCCTATTTTCGGAGGTTACTACTATATTGTTTTCGTTGATATAGTTTAAAACGTCCTCTTTAATTGCTTCCAAATAATCGTATCTTTCCATAATTGTAATATTTAATCGTTAATAATTATTTCCCATTCCTTTTTGACAAATCCTTTAAAGCTGCCAAACGATTTTTTAAACGCTGCTAACGCTTCTTTCTTCGACTTGCCATAATAGCAATAACGCGCTCCATTATGGAACTATACTTTAAAATTTATCTGATTCATCACTTTTGTTTTTTTGGGATCGGTGCCAGAAATGAATATCATAACACCGATCAACCAATTATATAAGGTTCTTTCATGGGAATATATTCCATCCCGTTGAGCTGGAAGATAGGTAAGAAGTATCTAAACCAACCGTTTCCGGCATCATAAAACCCTTTGAAAACGAAGTCAGCCGGAGAAGCATTATTAATTATCTCAAGCTCTCTATAACCATATACGTTACTTCCTCCATTCTTCTTAATAAACTTCTTTAACCAGTTCAAGCCCTGGACGCCTTGTTCCTCTGTCAATGGGATACCGTAACCGTTTCCGATACTTTCTAACCAATCGTAATCTATAACATCTCTCTGTTCCTTGTTAGATCGGTTTTTTAATAGCTGTAATTGTTGTTTAGTGATTACAACATTTTCTTTAATTTCTGAAAAAATGCTTTCTAAAGTCTTCATAATGCTATAATTTAAATTGTTAATAATGTTTATTGTACTCTGTATCTATACGGGCTTGTAACCGTTACCAATATCATGGTAGCTACATTACAATATGCGCGTATCGTATGTTTTTACGGCTTATATTAACTTATCCGTGCATAACAGACAAGTATTAAGGCTTATGTATAGGATACATATACGCACATACATTATATTATATTAGGGATGTTAATCGCATATCGCACTAAGTTACTATCTCCATTATCAAGTAAAACCCGTGCCTCTGCATCGTGGCTAACAATACCGCTATTTATATTCCGCTTATTCCCTGTTTGCGGATCTGTACCACGCTCTCACCGTGGCAAGCTGTTTCAATACGTCATATATCGCTTTGTCCTTCCGACACCGCAAACATACAGCGTTTTTGATTAGGTTGTATATTTTGTTAACATTCATTATAAATTAAGCCCGTTTTTTCCAAAATCAATACTTTTTATATACATATTTTAAATTAATATTGCATAATATTAATAGATCCGACCATGCAAGACCTATTTTAGCTTAATATTATGTTTAATTTCAAGATTTTTCAATGTTAATTTGTGTTAAATCTGATTGTAAGTATCTGAACGTGAGGGAATTACGAAATCTTCGTAGATGTCACTTGTAAAGATATTTTATTTGTAAAGATTTCAAAATTCGATTGTCGTAGAAAAGAATTTATTTTTATTTACAAACGTTGATAAACGTGGTAGATAAACGTGTGTAATTACCTGTAAATCAGTGCCATACCCCCTTTTGTGGAGGTTTCGCGGTGGGTGTGTCGCTCCCGATAAATTTTTTTCTGAAAAATTTTTTTCTCCAAATTTTGCTCGGATGGCTGATTTTGCGTTTTGGAGGTGTATTTTCGGTAGTTTTCAACAAAATCGGATAAATATTTACATAAAAAGTTACGAAAATCGTAGGTTTTTTGGTGTATTTCGTAGGTATGGTTGCATTTTTTATGTCTTTTTTTGCAGTATAAGTTATTGGTTTACAGTATTCTTCGTTGATTTCGTCGTTTTGATATGTATCTATACTAAATTACGTATGCAGTTTTGGTGTCTATATGTGTATGTGTTGTATATATTGTGTATGTATATGTATTGTGATAGAGTATGTAAGGTGTACGTGTATGTATATGTTGTAAATATATATTACTTTTAACATTTAATACGTAAATTAATAGGGGATTTTTTCGTATAGGGTTACGATTCAATTTTTTTTGACAAGACTAAACAGCTTGTTTTCAGCTATTTAACCACTAATTTTTGCGAGTTTTTTGACAAGTGTTGAAAAACGAAGAGTTTACGAAGTCTACGAAAAAACAACGAATTTCGTAGGTTTTTTACGAATTTTCCCAAATCAATTAGTTGCATATGCAACTATCGGTGTTTAGATTTTTTATTTTATGTTAAATTAAGTCAATTTTACATTTCTTAACGTAGAAAATAATAAGTAGATAAAAAATTATAGTTAAATCATTTTAACTAAAATGAGAAAAATTATTACAAAAGTAAAAAATAACAACAATCAATATTTTTTACTTTTACTATTCAAAGCATACTGTGGACGTGAAAGTAAAAAATATTGTGTAAAGAAAGATAAACTATCTTTCTTTACACGTATTTGTTAATCACATAAACATTTGTAGTTAATTAATTTAACTACTAGTTTTCGTATTGTTTTTTGCGCTATATTTGCAGGTAAAATCAAGTAAAATGTGTGTGTAAAATATGGAAGAAGAAATAGAGATTAAACTTAGGTTGCCCGAATCAAGGCGTGTCGTATGCCTGTCCGATGCAATGCCCGACAGGGAACGTTGGTACAAGGGAATGAGGGTTCAGACACGGCTGTTCGGGTGGGTTACGCTCGTTAATGCTGCGGACAGACAGTGTTTCCTCAAACTTGACGAGCCGTTGAAGGACGGTACTAGGACGGTTCTTGTGTCGGAAGCGTCATTCATAAAACGCGTGCCCGTACCTTTAACTGCAAAGTCTATGGCCGCACAGGTCGCTGGTGTCAGCGTGGAAGGTGAAGTGCTGGAGTACGAGAGGAAAATGAAGAGGAAATGGGAGAAGGAGAGAAAGCATATAGAGGATATATGCGGAAAGTACGGATATGTGTTCCCGTCAGAGTGGAAACGGTCGTTGCGCAAGTTCGCTTCGTGGTGTGAGGGCCAGGTAAGGCAGTACGGGCATATCGTGGATGCCGACTATCTTATGCGGCATGACACGTCCGTTGTGGGCGGAAGGAGCGTGGATGATCTAAAGTTCGTGCCAGATGTGGATATGGTGGATGGGACCGGGGCGAACGGGAAGCCTTCCGCCGCTCGCGTTTCACGGTGCGCGCTCATGCCGGGAAGCATCGTCACCGCCATACGCAATGCAGGGAGCGAGATGGACAAGTCGGTGTCGTTGTGGCGGAACAGCTACTTCGTGAAGATGAGGCGTTTCGGGTACACGTTCAATACCTGCTGTGACGGGGCAAAGACACGTGATGATGCGTTCACATGGTTCAAGGACATCACCATACAGTACATGGCTGACCTTATAGAGTATTACGGGATAAGACGTGATTCCATCGTGTGCAGGAAACTGGAGCACATCGCGGACGTGTACTCTTCCCTTGACGATATGGACGCACGCCCTGACATATCAACGGACGATTATGACCTGTATCCCGTTGTAATGTTCGGGAAGGTTGTGGACCGGGAGAAATCGGTAGGATTAGTAGGATCGGTAGGATCGGTAGGATCGGTAGGATCGGTAGAGAAAGGAGGGGAAAATGACTGTCGCTGAATCTGCAAAGGCTTCTTATGAATACATCCTTGATTCCGTTATGGGCAAGCTGGCGGACAAGGGCGGTGGTCGCGGTTTCCGTAAAGCAAGGGATGAAGGCGAGTGGAAGCGTTCCATATCCGCTATGGTCGAGATGGATATAGCCGATGCGTGCAGGGAGTGCAATTTCAGACGCCACAGGAGCGGTTCTATCATGGCTTTTGACGGGAAGATATTCGTTCCCATGATGAAGGAGGATCTGATGCGCCTGTGCATGGATTTGTGCCGCATAAACGGTCTTAGCGAACTGTACATGACCGATACGAGCGAGCGTTTCTATCGTACCATTGTGAAGAATGTGACGCATGAGATATTCAATCCGAAGCGTAACTTCATCACGTTTGACAATTGTGTCCTTGACACGGAAACGATGGAAACGTTTGATTTCTCGCCCATGATAGAATCGTGCATACGTATCAATATCAATTATGACCCGTTGGCGCGCAGCCCGTTGTGGGAGAAGTTCCTAGACGATGTGATCCCTGTGAAGGATACCCAGGATGCCTTGCAGGAGTTTGTAGGGTGTGCTTTTGTTGACAGGAAGAAGATCAAGATGGAGAAGATGTGTTACCTTCTCGGTTGTGGTAGTAACGGTAAGTCCGTGTTCTTTGACGCTGTTGTCAACGCGCTAGGGAAGGATAATGTTTCTTATATGGAGATGGCTGACCTGTCGGGTGACAAGTCTACGTGCGAGTACAATATAGCTATGATAAACGGCAAGCTGCTCAACTACGCTTCCGAGATGGGTGGGAAGGATGTGAGCGGTGGCAAGTATAAGAAGTTCATATCCGGTGAGCCTACTATGGCACGCCTTCCGTTCGGTGAGCCTTTCCTTGCCGACATGATGCCGCCTTTCATGGCTAACCTTAACAAGATGCCTTCCGTTTCGGACCAGACTTACGGTCATTTCAGACGCTCCCTTGTTATCCCGTTCTATCGTGTGTTCAAGGAATCGGAACAGGACAGATCTCTTCCGTTGAAGCTGTCAAAGGAATCGGCGGCTATTATAAACTGGATAATAGAGGGTGCAAGACGGTTTGTGAAGAACAAGGGTGAATTTACGAGAAGTTATACGATAGAATCCGTTACGGAGAATGCCAGACGTGATTCCAACAGTGTCCTGTCGTATCTTTACGATTCGGGGTATGATTCTTCTGGTGATATTGAGGAATCCGCCATTCGTGACCGTGACCTGTATGTGAAATACATAGCATACTGCAATGACTGTGGCGTAAGACCTTACAGTAAGAGAAAGATGGTTGACATGATACGCCAGGAAGGCTATTCCGTCACTTCCGCGTGGGATGAGAACAGGAACAGGCTGTTTCAGGTCGTATTAAGACGGAAGTATAATCCTGACGAATACCTTCTGCAACAGGCTGATGATATAATGAAGGAGGATTTGCCGTTCTAAATTTTGCAGTTTTAAAAAAAATACTTAGTTTTGTAGCGTCAAATCAATCATGGGAGAGGCAAACTCCTGTGACTTCAATCATTGGAGTTATTTTTTTTGCCATGACATATTGTAGTAGTATAGATTAAGATATTGCGCCTACCGAGTGGAGCTACGGAAACGCCTCCGAAATAAACCCTATGGTTGATTTGACAGCTCGTAGTAGGCGCACTTTTTTTATTGTTATGAATGAACTAGTTTTTAAAGGTCAGAATGACCAAGTTTTAACTAATAGTGTAAAAGAATTTATAATTACAATGTTCCCAAGTTGTGTAGGATATGTAGAGTTTTGTGAAAACGATTATGGGAAATATATGCTTTACGAAGATGGTACTATATATAACCAGCTTACATTAGCTAATGCACTTATCGAATATGCCTGGATGCACGATTTTGATAAAGCAATAGAAGTAAATAAATTTCTTTTTGGGGATTGTGAATTATTGTATTATGCCATATTTACTACTATGGCGGAAGTATTAAAACTCTCAAGAAAAAAATCCTTTGATAGATGCACGTACTTGATGAAAGATAAAGTTACTGGGTTAGTAAAAATAGGTTCTACGTCTGATATTAAAACGAGATATCGAACGCTTTCGTGCGGAAATCATAATTTATTAGTCATTGCAACTATTGACGAAAATATAGAAAATGAGCTACACCGCAGATTTTCAAATAAAAAAGTAAAAGGAGAATTTTATTCAATTGACGAAAATGAAATATTATCAATAATAAAAGAATACGGTTTCTCCACTTATTTAAAACCTTTCCGAGAATATAACGAAAATTAAAGATTATTTAACCGTTATTGTTTTTACCATATTACTTTAATATGTATTTTTGCTGAAAAATTTTATTGTGTATGGATAATAAAGAGATTGTTTTATTTGATAGAAGTATTCGTGTTACTTCTGATTGGTATGTATGTGTGTCTGATGCCCAGTGTGCGATAAATGAATCCCGTAACAGGACTGGTTTGAAAAGATATAATTTCAGCCAGTGGTTAAAGACGCTTTACGTAAGTGATATGGTTTGCAGTATTAATGAGAGCGGCAAGGATGCTTTTAAGGTTGAGTTTGACAATGATTCGGGTAAGATAGAGCAGTATTGTCATTTTGGTGTGTTTGTTAATATGATTTTGTCGGCAAGTCCTGTTAGTGGTGTGCTGGACAATGAGGATTGGTTTAATGATTACGTTTGTGATGTATATTCCATTGACGGTCATGTTTATGAACACGCCAAGATACTTGCCGTTGGCGGTTTGTGGCGTTATACGACAAAGAATGCCAGGTTTAGTGATGATATCCGTATGATGGATGATATCATGTATTCCGTTCCCGATGGTGACAAAGATGCCGTGTATAGCCTGTTCTTTGATTTGCTAGGTACGTTTTATTACAATTGGGAGTTTGCGTTGCGTTATGCGAAGAAACTTCTTTTAGGGGATGTGGAGGAATGATTATGAAATGTTTTATTCGTTTTGTCATGTTTCTCATATACATTGACATTGTATTTGTTCTTCTTGTGTTTATGGTTCCTGCCGAAATGGTGTACCGATGGACGAGTGGACGTAAGCCTAGTGGATATGTTTCATACCTTTCTGATTTTCTAGGATATCCTAATGATTATCGTTATACGTTGAGCGATTTCTTTAGGGATATGAAACAGGGATGGCTTGACATACTCCCATAGCTAAAGCAAGTGGGATTCTTGGGTACAAACGCATGATGCTTCCGAAGAAGTCTTACCCATGCTCTCCAATTCGGAAATGCCCTTCCGAAGTATATTTTTAGCAGCATTCAAATCCCTATGGTTTATACTGCCGCACTCTGGGCAAACCCATTCACGGTCTATTAATTGTAGGGATTTGTTTACATATCCACATTCACAAGTTTTACTACTTGCGTACCATCTATCAATCTTATGTACGACTACTCCATACTTTGATGCTACATATTCTAGCTTATTTATGAAAGCAGCGTGCGCAAGGTCATTCATCTTTCTGCCCCACATCTTTGTTATACCAGTTAAACACAAGTCTTCAATGAAGATGTAGTCATACTTTCTGCAAAGTTCGTGAGATAATTTGAACTGATAATCCTCTCGCTTGTTATGCAAATGTTCATGTAGTTTCGCAAGTTTAATTCGTTTTTTCTTACGATTATTGCTATCATTCTTACATTTTGATAGGTTGCGGGATTTTTTGCGAATCTCAGATAGATGCTGTTTGAGGAATAGTGGGTTAGAGTATTCTCTACCATCAGATATAGTTAGATACATTTTCAATCCAAAATCAATTCCTACCGATGCACCATTATGTGTCTTTCGATATGTCTTTGGATTTGCATCCGTCACTATGACTACATAGTATTCGTTTACTCTTGAACGCTTTACAATTACGCGTTTGATATTCCCTTCGTATTCTCTTGACTTTGAGAACTTGAAACGAAATTTACGATTAAGTATCAACTCATTCCCGTAGAGTTTATATCCAGCCTGCTTATATACAATAGATACAAATTCAGCGGCTTTTTTAAATTTCGGTGGTCTTTGTGCAAGTTTCTTGAAAAAACGATTATACGCAGTATCAAGTCTTTCTATTATTTCTTGACGAACTTGACTACCAAGATAATGTCTTTTATATCGTTTGTCAAACCACTTCTGTAAGTGACACCTATTAATGTATTTTCCATATAAAGAATAATATCGTTTCTGCATGGCAAGCGCCTTATTCCAGGTGAACGCAGCTTCTCTAAGCATATCATCAATATGCTTTGTGCGTTTTGTTTTGTATAACTTATACTTAAATGCTTGCATGACTCAATTATTATTTATATCTTTGCCACAAAGATAACAAAAACAAGTTAAACATACAAATTTTTGAATAGGAAGATGCAAAAAAGATGGAAAACAAATGTGGGTTGTGTGTATAATCTCGCATACCATATAATATGGTGCCCAAAGTATCGGAAGAAAGTTCTTGTAGGAGATATTGAAAAGCGCCTAAAAGAACTACTATTGCAAAAAGCAAAAGAGAATGATTGGCAAATAGAGAATATGGAAGTGATGCCAGACCTCGTGCATATATTTATCAAAACAACTCCTTCTGATTCCCCAGCTTTAGTAGCAGCACAACTAAAAGGGTTTACATCACATCAATTAAGAAAAGAGTTCACTTGTCTACGAAGCAAACTACCTACATTATGGACACGTTCTTATTATGCGGAAAGTGTTGGTCATATATCAGAAGATACAATTAAAAAATACATAGATGAACAAAAACTTAAATAAACGGATTTATCCCATTGTTAAAGCAGATGGGCTTTTTCCTAAAATTACGAGTAATTTTAAGTAGCATGGGTTCTATTGATTATGAGTATATATTTGCCAATCTTGATACTGTGCTTGGGCTTCCTTTAAGGCGTAGGGGAAAGCGGTGGACGTTGCCTGCCAGGATAAATCTTGAGAGCCATAGCAGGAAGGATAAGCTGGTTTTCTATATGAACAAGTCGGGCAGTATCACCGTTACCGAGCAGGGCGGTGATTCTGTCAACCTGTTTGACTTTCTCGTGTCTTATCTTCCCGGTTGCAGTAGTGCTTCTGATGCTTTTAGGATTCTGTCAAGCCCGGACGGTTGCAGGATGAGTTTGAAGGATTTCTACGAGAGAGAGTATGATTCGGGTAGACAGGAATCAAGGTTTGTTGATATGAAGTATGTTGACAGGCTTAGCGATGCCGGGCATTGGAAGGGTAATAACCTGTACGAGTACCTTTCAGGCGTTTTCGGTGTTTATTCCGTGAATGATGTGTTTTCAAGGTACAAGGTAGGATGTCTTGGAAGGGAATCCGCTGTGTTCTGGTATTCCGACAAGGATGGTAATGTGTGCCATGACAACAGGATAAGATATGGGGTGAACGGTCACAGGAAGAAGGAAACCCATGCTTTCAGGAAGTTTACTACGGGAGAAGGGTTTACCTATCGTGGTTATTTTAAGCCGTTTTTAGGGGATTATTGCAGCGATGCGATAACTTGTATGGTTGAATCGGAAAAAACCGCCATAATAGCTTCTATGGCTTTTGGTAACGGTTTTGTATGGATAGCTTGTGGCGGAATGAACCAGCTTGGAAATAAATTGCCAAAAAATGTTATTTTGTTCCCCGACTTTGATAATAAAGCTATATCTTTGTGGGGTGACAAAGGACGTGTGGCGAGATGGTGGGAATACCCTATCCTATCTTTTGGATTGAAGCATAACGATGATATCGGAGATGCTGTTATTAATAATTTGAATAGTATTAACGTTAAACAATTTAGAGAATGGATATTGAAATAGGAATTGATTTTAAGGAAAATCTTCTTTCATTGCGTAATTATATCTCTTTGGGATTTAGTTGTGATGATATTGATTTCAAGAACGCAGCTATTGCTTCCATTGATAGAATGATGGAAGAAGTATTGGATGAGCATGATGTGAATTTCTTTGACGCATTGCAGAATGTGATTGACAACCTTGATGAGATTAATACAGTGGATAATGTTCACGATATTTGCTGTGAATTTTATCATGTGATGGATGAGAACGAGCGTGTAATGCACCGTGAGTTCTTTGAAAAACTGAAAAAATATCGTGAAAGCAAGATTGAGCGTATTGTTCCTTTGAAGGAAAAAGACTGCATTGTCATGGGTAATAAGTATGTTGAATTAGGTAGCGGCAAAGAGTGTGTCGTTGACAGTGTTATCCACATTCTTTCCGAAAATGACCGAATGATTAAAGATGCTGTTTTGTATGTAGACCATCTTGGTCAGCGAATAGCGTGCTCTATTGATGAGTTTAGGAAAAAGTTTGGGGTGAGGAAATAAGTCGTGACATAATTTTGTTTTAATCAATTTTATTATTATATTTGCATAATTAAAATTTGATAAAAATGAAAGATTGTGGTATTTATATGTTTTTGTATAAAAACTATTGTTATGTTGGTCAATCTATTAGAATTTCTAAAAGAATTGATGGCCATAAAAGGATGATTAGATCTAAAACTCATCCAAATATGGATAAAATATCAGACTATGATATTAATGATATTGAATTTTCCATATTGGAAGAATGTAATCCATCCGATTTAAATAGAAGGGAAAAGTATTATTTTGACATTATGTCTAAAAAGTATGTAATGTTGAATAAGGCTAATTGTGGTATGTCTGGTGATCGTTTTTCTGATAGGTATTTTTTATTAGATAAAACTCCTTTTCTTGATTATGTTAATGGGGATTTTTATATTGATAATATTGTTATCGAAAAGAAAGACGGTCTATACTGTTTATCTCAATTGGTTGATTTTATTTTGGACAATAGCACATATTCCGTAAGTTTAAATAACATTATAAATACCAACGAATTTGCTGAACGTATATATGAATTATATAAGAATAAAGGTCTTGAGATTCCAGCAAAAAGATGTTTAGTAAAAAAAATGAAGGATTTAGGAATATATAAGTGTGTTGGTGCTAGGGGTAATAGAAAAATATTCTGTGATTTTGGCGTGTTTGTTACTTTTGCTTATATGTCATGTCCTCCATTTGGAGCATCTGTTTGTATGATTATTGGTAAAAATTTATAAGAATAAGCATGCCTAAAGGAGAGATAAGGATTGACGGTAAGGTGATGGGAAAGGATTACGGTAGGTATTTCTATTCTCCGCGTGGTAATATGTGGGCTGTCACCTTGTGTACGTATGACTGTGATGATGGTCGTATGTTTGAAAAAATAGAGTTGTATAGGACTAAGGATGAGGCTAGGGAAGCTGCATTCAGATTAAATACGGAGGAACACAATGGGTAATACGGATTCAAGTGTAATAAAACTGCCTAATGGGTATAGATTGAATAAGATTGACGATTGTACTTACGAGTTGGTAAAGATTGACGATTTCAAGAAAGGAGATTTCCTGTTTGCTAAAAGCAGGACAGGAGATTTAATAGATTATGTATTTATTAATACTGGTGGTTTGAAAGCTAATTTCTTATATAAGGACAAGAATGTTCTTATCTGTAATTTAGAGTTTAACTTTTCTAACAACTATGATATCTCAAGGGCTACTATCGAACAGATTGCTGCCATGAGAAGGCTTTTATCCGAGAATAATTTTACTATTGTTGATGATGAAGTTGTTCCCATTGCAGATCCTGTTGTCGGCTTTGTTATTGTTAATGATGTGATTTATCCTGCAAGCAAGATTTACAGAAGCAGGGAATGCGCTATGTATGATTTAAAGAGAAAAGGAAATAAAAAATGAATCAAGTAAAATTTGTAAAATTAAGACGGGATGCAGTTCTTCCCGAAAAAAAAACTGATGGTGCTGCCGGGTATGATTTGTATGTTCCTGACAACACGTTGATAAGAAAAGGTCGTAATCTGATTAAACTTGGTATAGCCATTCAGATGCCATCAAATATGAAGGCTATTATCAAGCCGAGAAGCGGATTTTCCCTGAAAGGTATTATTGGTGTTGACGGGAAGTACCATGACGCTGATGTGTTGGATGGTGTTATTGATTGTGACTATACTGGTTGTATCGGTGTTATAGTGAAGAGTTTTGAGAAAGAGCCTTTCTATATTGCCGCCAAGGAGAGGATTGCTCAGCTTCTTTTCAGTAATTATATTGAGGTTGAATTTGCTGAGGTTGAAAGCCTTGATTCAACGGATAGGGGAGACGGAGGTTTTGGTCATACAAACAATACAGGTAAGTAAGTATGAAAACAAAAAAGATAAACAAGATTTATGACAAGGGTTATGATAGTGTATTGAACAAGTATTTTATCTTAGCTATGTTTGTTGAGTTTGGTGAAACTAAGTATGACCGTATCTTCTTTTCTGACAAGAAGGATGCGGATAACATAAAAGTTGGTGATTTGTTATGATCGGAGTTACGTTGAATAGCAGGGTGAAAATTATAAACCGTGATAAATACATTTCACTTCACGGTGAAGATTCTGTAAGCAAGTCAAATGTATTCAGTGAATTTGTCACTGTTAAATACTGTTTTGAGAATGGTGAAAAGTTTCTTTGCGCGGATGATCAGGGTAAAGAATATATTCTTTTTTCGGATTGTATTGCTTATGTTGATCATGTTAAAGAGAGAAGCATCCTTGATGAAGCAAAGGATATCCGTAACAACAGCAGACAGTCTGACTATGGTGATGCAGTAGTCAATTTTGAAAATATTTCCAAGATGGCTTCTTTGATTACGGGGAAGGAATTATCTCCTTATGACTGTGTTGCTGTACAGATAGCTGTAAAACTATGCAGACAGGGATTCCATAAAAAGCGTGACAATATGGTTGACTTGGCTGGTTACGCTGATATAATGCAATTGATCGTAGACCGGGAAAATGTGAAAAATGGGCAAAAAGGCTGATAACGCTTTGGTTTTTAGGAGAGTTCTAGCGGCAAGCGGACTCTCCGATACTGATGTTAACAGGAAAAGCAGGAAGCATGATATTGTGATGAACCGTGCTCTTGTGTGCTGTGTCATGCGTGACATGGGTTTAAGTATGTCTGAAATTTCTGATTTCCTATGTATTGACAGGAGTAGCATATACAATCTTTTAAAATATTCTTCTGAACTTGACGAGAGGGTAAGGGAGATAAAGTCTAGGATAAAGGAGGAAAGATAATGGGTTTGAATAAAGGATGGGGTAAACTTCCCCTTAGTAACAATCTTCTTATTGACGATGAAAAACAGAAGAAGATTGATATAGCAAAGCATATTGATGATGCGAATGAGATGGAGTTATGGGCTGCGTCCGCTTATGTCATAGATACGAATCCTGTCTTGTTTTACAAGGCTACACACGTTGTTGACGAGGGTATGTCAGAGCGTTCTTTGCTTATGAAAGCCAAGCAATGGGTGAACTCTCCAAGGATAACCCAGATTGTCAATTATGCCAAATCTTCCATGCTTGCTTCTGATTATGTGACACCATCCATGAGGCGTGTATTGGAAGGGGAGAATAAGGAAAAGACAAAGACTTTGATAAACAAGGATAACCTTGAATTTGAAGATGCGATAAGCCTTATAGAAAGTTTCCTAAAGCGTTCTGATATAGATACTGCTGATTTTAAGGATGTGAAAGGTGCGCTTGATATGCTTGCAAAGTTCAAAGGATGGCTTTCTGACGATGATGCTAGTGAGGATTTTTATGACAAGACAACTATAGCGTTTTTCCCATACGATTGCGACAAGTGTGTCCGTGCCAAGGCAGGGTTATGCAACAAGTGTGTGTATCATAGGGAATCAACAGGTGATCTTAGTGATGATGAGCGTAAATGGATAAAGGAAAACGATACATGGAAAGGATAGTCTATGTTTGTAAGGAAAACTACTAATTTAACGGTAAGAAATAAAGAAAGGGAAAGGCGTGTAAGGGAAATAGAGGAAGAGGGGGAATTTGATTATTTACATAAATTTACTCCTGTCCAGTTGTACAAGTACCTTTCACCTCTATGTAGTATTGATGCGTTACGGGTATTACGTTTGTGCGTATTATCCGCACAGAGGGGAGATAATATGATAACGTTGAAGTTTATAAGGAGGCGACTGAAATACAAGCCCAGGCGTTCTGTTTTTGATTCATTGATAAATGCCGGATTGATAATAGAACCAGTTCCTAATGTTTTTTCCTGTACGGTGAAGGTGAACGAGTATTCTCATATATTGAGCATGATGCGTATTGATGATAATGCTCCCGATGTTGTAGATGTGGATGATTTAAATTGTTACAAAGTTGTAGCAGAGGATAATATTAGTTACCGTGTCGTTAGCAAACGGGGGAGTGTTATAAAGAGTTTCACTGAAAAGAGTGAAGCGAGCAATTATCTTGACGAACTGTATTTCCCTAAAGGTGAAGATGGTGATGTGGAAGCATTGTCGAAAGAGGAAGAGGAAGAATTAACCATTTAGTTAACTATTTTTAGTATTGTTTTCTGTGTTAGTTTATTTTTTAATATTACTTTTGTCGCATGAGATATTGCTATGATAAAGAACGGTATGATTATCTTGTCAACGAGATTTTTAAATGTGGAAAGATACTTAAAGAGAACACAACTAACGGTAAGGAAGTTAGTTGGAAGGTTTTCTGGATAAGAGTGGACGCTCACAAAAGAAGGCTGTCCGCAATGAGAGAATTGGAAAAAATCAAAGAGGAAAAGTATAAAAAATAAAAAAAATGGACTTAGTATTAAATTGTAAAGTAAAGAAAGTAGGTCAGTTACAGACTGGTACAAGTAAGGCAGGTAATCCTTGGCAAAAGAGAAATCTTCTCGTTGAGGAAATTGGTTCTATGTATGCCAAAGAGGTGTATTTTTATGTAATGGGCAACTTGTGTGATCTTCAATTGAAAGAGGGTGATACTATTACTGCCCATCTTGAAATCAGAGCAAGAGAATACCAGGGTAAATATTACAATGAAGTTGGGTGTTTTAAGATAGATATGCCGCAACCAGCACCTGCGCCTGCACCAGCACCTGTCCAACCTGAAAGACGGGATGATTTGCCCTTTTAGTATTGCAATGCTATCAGAAATGTGTGGTTTTTGCCTGTATTGATTAAATTCTTGTTTTTGTTTGCGGATGGAGGTTTATCTTTTTTGCCATATTTCGGGTTTTCCTCCATCCGATTTTTTTGTAGTTAATAATGAAACGAATAAAGAGTAAATTTCCTTTAGCTGACATATTTAAGGCATTAATGAACAAATGAACTCCATTATAAAGTATTCGGTAATTCATTTATGATAGCCGATAGTGGGCGTTGGTATCGCCCCGAACGGGTTAACGTTCTAAAATGTGTATAAAAATTAACATTAATGCCATGACAAGAGGTGATGCGTGGGGAAAACATCTTCTTAGAGAAAAACCGTCAACGGAAAATTTCGATGATGAGGGCTATCATGTTCGTTATGAAGATGGATACGAAAGCTGGAGTCCTAAAGATACGTTTGAAAAGGCGTATAATATTGCCGAAACAACAGTTGACCGTGTGCAGATAGAAGCCGAAGAACTCAATGGAAGATATGTAAAGTTAGCCGCTTTCATAGATTCAGGGAAAATGGATGAAGTCGTTAATGATATGTACAACAAGTGTTTACTGGAAATGCAGTGTTGTACTATGTTCGACTATATACGGCTTCTTGATACTCTCATACAGCGTATGCAAGGTTCTGATGACGCAGAAGTACGAAAGATGAATTTTGGCATGGCTATTATGGCTCTCAAAGCAGGTTATCCAATTCGTAGAAAGGGATGGAACTGGGAAGGATTAATGGTATTTAAACAGGTACCGGCACACATTGATAGCGACATTATTCCCAAGATGCAATCTCTTCCGCAATCAGCAAAAGACCTTATTCTGAAAGGTAAGGGTTTCATTGACTATACTAGTCAATGCCTTATTTACAACGAGAACACCGGGCGTGCTGATTCATGGGTCCCGTCTATTAGCGATGTGTTTGCCGATGATTGGGAGATTGTTGATTAATGCCTTTATTTAAGGATTAATTCACAATAATTATTATATTTGTACCATAAAAGATCATTAAAACAACATTTGTCTTATAGACTGTTGCTTGGATTTTAAATTATTTTCATAGAAAAACTAGTATGGGTGGTATAGTCCTTTTCATTTATGCTATAACCACCCTTTATTTACTAAACACATGAGAAAAAAAGAACTTATTAAAAAAATGAGAGAATATCAGTCTTGGCGGAAAGGTGCTGATATCCCTATGATGCCGCCATCCGAAGTAACTAGGATGATTGATTCCGCAATAACGGTAATAGAAAAGTCTGATACAAGCAAGGCGAATGCCGTGCTGTTCAAAAAAGAAGTGATAGACAAACTTCATATCACTGTGGGTGCTATGATTTTGGACGGATATGACGAGTTGGATTCATGTGTAAAATATGTTAATGACTTAATACGTGAGTTAGATGAAAATTAATTTGTTTGTAAACGGAAATTTGGTGTGCGACCGAAGCGAAGCGAGGGAGCACAGGGGCAGTCTAGCTGCACAGGGGCAGTCTAGCTGCACAGGGGCAGTCTAGCTGCACAGGGGCAGTCGAAGTTATAACACTATGTGGTGGGGAACTTCCTAGTGATTATGACATTTCTGATGCTGTTATAATTGATGGCGATATTCATTGTCGTAGTATCAGTTGTAATGGCATTGTTGTTTGTAAAGGTTCTTATACCGTTGTAGAGGAAGGGGGTGATTATGGGTCACTCTAACGGTAAAATCACCGCTCCTGTCGGATTGGATAGTGATGTATATCCTACCTTAGGCATCGGTCCTACTAGTGATGGTTATGATTTAGGGTATGCTTGTCTTAGCGAAAAAATTAATATGTGGAGTTATATAAAACCCAAAGAAGCGTCTAGCCCTTCATTTGATAATGCTAGTTTACCTGGTATAATTTATGATTCTGTAAATAAGAAATTAGTATATGATAGACCTAAAACATGGGCCAGGCTTACTGATTTTGATGGATACGATCATGGGGCTAAACCTCTTACAATAGATAAAGATATTCTAACTAATCCTGTAGATGCTACAAAGACAACGTTTGTACTTACAATTTCACCATATTGGGCTGATTCTAGGTATAATTGGGGTAAAATACTTGGGGGATTTACTTGGTCTAATATGAAGATAAAGGTGGAAGTATATAATCAATTAAAGAAGTTGGTGGATTCTGGAGTTTTCGTTGTAAGTAGTATTGATAGTACAGGAAAAATTTCAATTACCCTTAATCGCAATAATCTCATATCTATGGGGGATACATATATTTATATTAAGGGTTATTTTTGTGATTACAGTGGAAATGTATTATGCTTAATTCCTACTACATCTGACGGATTTATTCGTAAGCCGATAGTGGTTACTCAAAGTCTTTCTATTACACTTGGAGATACAACAGCCAACGCTTCTGGATTCTCTGTTTACGGACAGTTGACAAATGGGTCTACTTCTTCTAAATGCAGATTAAACATTACAAATAACACTTCTAGTGATTACGTTGCTTCATCCGGCAGACCATACGCTAGATATAGATGGAGAGCGAAAGATGGATCTTATACAGGTCAATGGTCAGGTAATATATTGATGCCTTCGTGCACAAATATTCCTAAATCATTTACTCGTAATGATGTGGTTGATGCTGGAAATCCCCCGTCTTATGGTAATGTTACTCAATGGTATGTTGATTATCAAGTTATTATGTATTAAACACCGGATATAATATACACAAGCAATGGGCATGGAACGGCAGCTTAGGTCTGTCTGTGTGTATTCTGTATTGCTCATCAATGCAGAACTGACATGGGTTCTTAGATGTTACTGCTGTTCTCCATCCCTTGAAATTTGGAATGTTTTTCCATGAGTTGTAATTTGCTTCATTAAAAATACCTAGAATCATCTGCTGTTCTATAACATACAACTGGCTTATACCGTTTGTAGCATATCCTCTACCGTAGTGTTTCTGTTTGCTTGGTGGAATAAATGATACGTTATATGGTGATGATATGTTGTTCCATATCTTTTTTTGAACCTCATCCGTTATTTTCTCTATATTGTTCGTTTTTGTGGACAGTAATGTATTGGCAAGATATACTTCAACAACAGCGCGAAATCTGTTTGTATTTGTGTTTATTCTCTGCTTTGTCGTTTCTCCACCGTATGTCCTTTCCATATATTCCTTAATGCCGTTATCCGTCATTGAAATATACTCCCATCCAAGATCATCGTTTAGTTCTAGTGACAGTTTATTGCTTTCCAGTACATATTGGTATATGTCGTTATATATATCCTCACGGAACTTTTTGGTCAGTTCCATCACTTTTTCTTTTTGGCTATCTGGGAGTTTTGATATTGACTTGAACGATTTAGCCCCTGCCAAAAGGAATATGGCTAGAAGGTCTTTAGAAAACTTCTCCGCATGCTCTTTGGTTGACGATTTTATACCGTTTGCAAGTCTTTTTACTTGGAAGTAATAGTCTGCAATCTTAGATATTTCTTCTTTGTTGATCATTGGCTTCTACTCTTTCTGTTATTCCGTTTGCTACCATATTTATCATAAAACTCTTGAAATCACTTTGGCTGTAAACCTTTTGTCCGATTGATGCTAGAGTTTGAAAGATGACAATTTGATTCTCATACAAAACCTTTTGGTTCTGTATGATAGCGTCAAGTTTCGATAATATTTCTCTTTCATTGTCCATAGTGCAAAGGTATGTATTTTAAACAAAAAAGGCAACAGTAAAGATTCACATCTGCCTGCTGCCAAATTAAAAACATCGTAATGGTTCATTTACATAGTGCAAAGTAACAGAAAATATGATATATTTGCAATGTTTAAATAGATAAATAATGTTAATTAACTGGGTAATTGTTGATATGATTTTGTATTTTGTAGTATAAGAAAAAAAAGCAAGAAAAAGGGTCCAATCTATTTCTTGCTTATTAATTTAGTTTTTTTCATGAAAATAAGAAAATTTCTTAAGCTAATTA